TCCATTGAAGAACAAGATCGTGCTTTAAGACAGACTAATTTGCAGAAAGAAATGAACGGACTGAAAGAAAAGTATCAAACAGATATTGATGAGAGTGTTCTTTATTCTCATGCTTTGAAACACAATATTGGAAATCTTGATGCTGCTTTTGCACATATGACTTATGATCAGAAAAGTGCAACGGTTAGTAAAGAGAACGAAAATTCTGCGATTGTGGATGAGAAGCGTGCGGCAGCGGTTATCGAACCTGGTTCTGGTAGCACAGAGAACACTATTAGTAAAAGTTTTGCTACTTCAGTTAGTTCAATTCGGGATGCTTATCAGCAAGCAAAACAAGACTTAACAACTAACTAAGGAGGATCAAATGGCTGGAAACCCAGACTTTGATCAAATCTTGAGCACAACGCTCAAAAATTATGTCCCAAAATTGGCTGATAACGTTTTCACTGCTCGTCCACTGTTTTATGCGCTTACCAATGGTCAGACCATTCGGCGTATAAGTGGCGGCGCAAAGATCGTTGTCCCTATTATCTATGGAAAGAACACAACTGCTGCTTCATACAGTGGTTCTGATGTTCTCACTACTGCTTTTCAAGACGGTATTAGTGCTGCTGAGTATGACTGGAAACAGTATGCTGCGACAGTACAAATTACTGGTATTGAAGAAGCAAAAAATAACGGTGAAGCACAAATCATTGACCTCCTTGAGGGCAAGATTATGCAAACTGAGCAAACCATTATTGACAACATGAACGTTATGTTGTGGGGTGATGGTAACGGTAATGGCGGTAAAGATTTCATGGGTATCCAGGGAATCGTTGCTGGCGGAACTCTGGGTGGAATTAACTCAGCAGCGGCTGGCAATGGCTGGTGGGCGCCAACAATGACCAATCATGGTAATGCTGCATTAACTCTTAATGCTATGAGCAGTTTGTACAATACGATTTCAGTTGGTAATGACCAGCCGACAATCATATTTGGTGATCAAGCACGTTACGAAAAATATGAATCATTGCTTCAGCCACAGTTGCGTTACACAAGCGCAGAAGTTGCTGACGCTGGTTTCCAAAACTTGCTTTTCAAAGGTGCTCCAGTAACTTTTGATGACAACTGTGAAGCTAAAGCATTCTATTTCCTTAACACAAAATATTTGAGACTTGTAGCTCACACTGAGACTTGGTTCCAACCAACTCCGTTTGTGCGTCCTACAAACCAAGACGCACGTTTTGCTCAAATACTTTGTTATGGGCAGCTAACTTGCTCTAACCGAGCACGTCAAGGGCGTTTATTTAATATCGCCTAATTTGTTAGGTAGTTGGTGGGGTGCTTCGGCACCCCACCATTATTTGGAGAAATTATGCAAAGACAGCACGCTATTGGTTACAGCAAAAATGCAGAACTTGCAAATTCTAGAGGTGTGCGTCCATCGCATTATGCTCCAGGTCAAATATCTGGGGCACGTATGGTTGCTGGTGTTTCTGAATGGATAGATGAGGTTGAGCCAGAAGCTGAAACTGAAATTAAAACAGATTCTTTTTGTGCTGCTAAAACTAAAAAAGGTACTGATTGTAAAGCGTATTCAGCTAATGAAACAGAATTTTGTATTGGTCATTTAAAACAGAAAGCAGCTAGCTGATGCCAGCTATGACTTTGGCCCAAATTCGTGCGCAAGTTCGCAGTGTTGTTGATATTGATGCAACAGATATTAGTGACACAACTTTAGATAATATTATTGGTCAAGGTTTTGACACTATTGTTTATAGTGAGAAACGTTGGCCTTTTTATGAGGTTCGTAATACTTTTAATACTGTAGTTTCGCAAAAAGATTATAATCTTACAGCAGTTGGAGTTAACGTTACTCAAGGCATACGTGACATTATTTCTTTACGTACTAATGATCATGTAATTCAGTACATTGGTTCTGATAGTGCAGATTGGGATAACCCTTTAAATACAGCGGCTGTTGGTAATCCGTGGGAGTGGAGTTTTTGGACTGACACAGTTCGTTTTTATGCAACTCCTGATTCTGTACAAACTATTTATTATAGAGCAATACGGAATCCTACTGCGTTTGGGTTAGGTACTTCTGCTAGCGCTAATCCTGATTTGCCTGATCCGTTTCACGCAGTTTTGACTACTTATGCTATTGGTCGAGCATATATGCAGCAAGAAGACCCAACTATGGGTAATCAGTACCAAGCACAATTTGAAATAGAGTTAGATAATATTACTCGTCGTTTTGCTGATACTCCTGCTCCTCAACCAATGATTGCAAATAGCCGCACTTCTACTCGTCATCTTGCAGGCTTTGGCGCTTTGCGTTTTAGCTCTGCGGGTGGCGTAATTTGGTAAACGTTTATGGCTAGAAATTTTTCTCTTGAAGTACTGGAATCGTTTTCTGGAGGATTGAATCTTAGAAGCGACCAGTTTAACTTAGCTGATGCTGAGTCTCCTGATTTGTTGAATGTAAGCGTTGACCCTAGAGGTGGTATTCGAATGCGTGACGGCGTTGATCGCCGTAACGTTACTCCTTTGGTTGCAGACGTTAAAGGCATGTGGGGTTTCCATAGAGATAGCACTGTTAGTCATTTGATGGCTAATTATGGTACTAAAGTCGGTTTTTCTGTAACTAATGAATTTACTGACATTACTGGTATTACTGATAGAACTGCTGGTTCTCGTGTTTACGGAATCACAATGAACAATGTTGCTTATGGGGTAAGTTATGATAAGCCTTCTTTTAGGTGGGATGGCTCTACTGGTAGTGATCTTGGTGCAAACTTGGGTGCTGCGGGGAATATGCCGAAAGCGCAGTACCTAACTTTTTGGAATAACTTTGCGTGGATAGCTCACACTAATGAGTCAGGTAGGCAAGGTTCTCGTTTAAGATGGTCAAAAATTAATGATCCTGAGTATTGGTCAGCGGAAGATTTTGTAGATATAGATCTTGGTGAGCACGGCGATTATATTACTGCTTTAGTTCCTGCTGGTGATCGTCTTCTTGTTTTTAAAACTAATAGTGTTTACGCTGTTTATGGTTTTGATTCTGATTCTTTTCAGGTTGTTACTTTAAGTAACAGTATGGGTTCTGTTCCTTTATCGAGTCCTGTGAATACTTCTTATGGCACGTTTTTTTGGCATGCTCAAAATGGTGTGTATGTTTATGACGGTAACCAATTTGTTTATTTGTTTAGCCGTATTGATCCTGCGATAAGTAACGAAAATATTACTTTTGGAGAAAATCCTCAGTTAGCTTGGGGAAATAATAAGCTTTATGTTTCTGTTGATTGGTCTGATAAGGGTACTGTTGTTAGACGTACTTTAGTTTATGATCCGACTTTGGGCCAAGGTGGGGCTTGGACTATGACAGATATTGATGCTGGTCCTTTGTTTTCTTTTCGTCCTCCTAATCAGACGCCTACAGTTTTTGCTGGTTGTGTAGCTAATACTGGTTGTGTTATTGATGTTGAAGATGAGCAAAAGCGAGATAGTGATAGGTATACAGGTAACACTAGTGTTCATATAGATTCTTATTTTGTTACTCGTTGGGTTACTGGTAAAGATCCTATTGTTCGTAAACGTTGGGGTCGTCCTCGTGTTGTTGTTTCGGCTGAAGAGACTTTGACGTTGCCTGTACAAATTTTTAAAGATTACGATAAGTCTACTCAAACTACTACGTTTAGTATTTCGGTTGCTGGTAAAACGTCTGGTTCTCGTTGGGGTATAGCTGAATGGGATGATTCTACTGAAGGGTCTCCTACTATAGCTAAATGGGATGCTATTCAACGTAATTTGACTGCTGAGGTTGAGACGTTGCCTACTCTTGGGACAGGGAGAAGTGTTAGTATGAAAATAAGTGGGCCTACAAGTAATCTTCATTGGGAGATTAATGCGTTAGCATTTACTTATAATCCTAGGAGACTTCGTTAAATGGCAAATTTAAATATACCAAATACGTTTTCTGGGGGAGAGTTAATTGTTGCTGCTGAAGTAAATGCAAACTTTGCTGCTATTGAAACTTTTATTGATACCTCTCCTGGTGTTTTGCAGCAAGATATTGTTAATAGTAAGGGTGATGTTCTTGTTGCTTCTGCGGCGGACACTGTTACTCGTTTGGGTGTTGGTACTAATGCTCATGTGTTGACTGCGAATTCTTCTGCTACTAATGGTATTGAGTGGGCTGCTGCTGCTTCTGATGCTACTAAGATGCCTTTGGCTGGCGGCACTTTCACTGGGCCAGTCACTTATCAAGGCGCTAGCCCAATACTTCTTACTGGAGCAACTACTGGTAACGGATACGAAATTACGTTAACAGTTACAGATCCTACCGCAGACAGGGTTATTACTATTCCTAATGCGGCTGGTACAATGGCGCTTGTAAGCGATATTCCAGCTACTGTTAATGGTACGGCAGATAATATTATTTCTAACCAAGTCTTTAGTTAAAGGAATCATTATGGCGACATATACAAAAACAATTCTGTCGGCAAGTACCGACGGACGAGGTATTGCGGTAGCCGCAACAGCAAGTGCAGGCACAACGATTCATACGGGAAGCTCAGTTGCGACCACGTTAGATGAGATTTGGCTGTATGCAGTAAATCAAGACGCTGCTGATGTCAAGTTGACTTTGGAGTGGGGTGGGGCTGGGCTTGCTGATCCCATCGAAGTAACAATTACTGCTGAGGCAGGTTTAGTGCTTGTTGCTCCTGGCCTACTTATCAAGGGAAACGCTACTCCGTTGATCGTTAAGGCTTTTGCTTCGGTGACGAATGACATACTTATTCATGGTTACGTAAACCAAATCACTGCCTAATTAGAGGTTTATATGTCGTTTAATCAGTACAGAACTAATCCAGGTCAGGCTGTCAGTAACTTTAAGGGCAGGACGGATACGCCTAAGGCGTGGCCGTCTACTGCTGTTTCTACTTGGACAAACGGCGGGTTGTTTGGTGGTGGCGGTAAAAAAAGTATGGAAGAGATCGCAGTTTATACTGCTGATGGAACAGGTCAATTAATATCGTTTCAAAATATTCCGCAGACTTACCGTAATCTTCGCATAGTTTTACGTTCGGCTCGAACAGCGGCGTATGGTTCAGCGTATCAAATACATTGGAACAATAATAGTACTATTTCTT